GCACAAGTCTCCTCTTGGATAGAACACGTAGAGGAAGATGGACGGGTGCACGGAAGGGTAACAACTAACGGTGCTATCACAGGGCGCATGACGCACCAGAACCCTAATATGGCTCAGGTACCATCAGTTAATTCTCAGTACGGCAAAGAGTGCAGAGATTGCTGGATTGTACCAGAGGGACGTAAGCTAGTGGGTGTTGACGCTAGTGGACTAGAGCTACGTATGCTAGCTCACTACATGGACGATGAGGAGTTTACAAATGTCCTACTTAGAGAAGACATTCACACAAGAAACCAAATGGCTGCAGGACTGGAAACAAGACCTCAGGCTAAAACTTTCATCTATGCTTTTCTCTACGGAGCAGGAGACTCAAAGATCGGAAGTATCATCGGAGGAACTGCGAAAGATGGCCGCACACTTAAGCAACGCTTTTTACGAAACACACCTGCTCTTGAAGACTTACGAGAACGAGTTGGAAAAGCTGCTGGGAGGGGTCACCTTGTCGGACTCGACGGAAGGAAACTCTGGGTCAGGTCAGAGCATAGTGCACTAAACACGTTACTACAGGCCGCTGGTGCAATCGTGATGAAGAAGGCCTTAGTGCTTCTAGACGACTACGCCAGTCAACACAAGATCGACTACAAATTCATAGGAAACATACACGATGAAATACAATCGGAAGTGGTTACAGAGCAAGCAGAGAAGTACGGCTGGCTTGCAGTCGAGTGCCTCAAGGCGTCTGGTATATCATTCGACCTCAAGTGCCCCCTCGACGGAGAGTACAAGGTCGGAACAACATGGGCGGAGACACACTGATATGCAAACAAAAAGATGTACAATTTGCAAAAAAGAAAAAACAGTAAATAATTTCCATAAAAACAACGGAAGCAAAGACGGATTAGACGGGAGGTGTCTTACTTGTAAGAAAAAACACAATAAAGAACAGCACAAAAAAAACAACCCAAACAGAATGTGGGTAAACGGTAAGTATATACCTGTGTCACATCCACTGTACAAACCCGGACGCTACAAGACCTTTGAAGATGCAGCGTTTAGTAGTCTAGCGAAGTACGAGTTAAGCAAAGAAGGACAGGTGTACATCATCACTAACCCTAACTTCAGAGACTGGGTTAAAGTAGGAATGGCTGTAGACTCAGAGGACAGACTCAACGGCTACCAAACGTCTTCGCCCTTCAGAGACTACGCGCTGTACAAGAGTTGGCCTGTGTCTGACCGTAGGTCTGCTGAGTCAGAGGCACACACGCACCTAGAGAAGACCTTTGACCGTAGAGGTGAATGGTTTAAATGCACACCAGAGGAAGCAGAGGCTTCTATCGCTGGTCTAATGGAGTCACACAAATGAGTATACACACACTGATAGACGACATATACAAGGTAGTCTCATCTAAAGAGTTACCTGAGGGTGTCGATCTAGAAGCAGAAGTAGACCACTTCGGTGAAAACTGTAAGAGGCTTATGACCAACCTGTTCACAGAAGAGCGTGACGGACGTAAGTTGCGTATGTCCAACATAGGCAGAGACGATAGGTACCTCTGGAACGCTGTGAACAATCCTGACGTACAAGAGGAGATGACGCCTAACACATACGTCAAGTTTATGTACGGACACTTGATCGAAGAGATGCTTCTGTTTCTCACTAGACTCTCTGGACACGAGGTTACTGATGAACAAAAGAAATGTGAAGTTGCAGGCATCAAAGGCTCTATGGACTGCAAGATTGATGGCGTTGTCACTGACGTTAAGTCTGTTTCCTCTTTTGGGTTTAAGAAATTCAAGGATGGAAGTCTCGCTTTTGATGATCCGTTTGGATACGTTGCTCAGATTAAAGGCTATGCACACTCAGAAGGAGAAACAAAGTTTGGGTGGTTAGCAATGGACAAACAGAATGGACACCTGACGTATCTCATGTACGATTCAGAGGACACTCAAGCCCCTATCTACGAAAAGATTTCTTACGACATAGAGGAGCACATTGAACGAGTAAAAAAGCTAGTGGAGCAGCCAGAGCCTCCAGAGGTCTGTCACGAAACAGTACCCGATGGCAAAAGTGGAAATCAAAAGCTCGCCGTAGGCTGCTCCTATTGTCCTTACAAGCATACTTGCTGGCCGGGAGTCCGAACCTTCCTGTACTCAAGTGGTCCAAGATATTTAACAGAGGTGGTCAATGAGCCGAAGGTCGCGGAAATCTAAGCTAGGTAACTTTAGATCGGAGTTTGAAAAAGATGTTGCAACGCACTTACAACCATTTGGTTTTAGCTACGAACCTTTCCAAGTACCGTACGAGATACCACGGAAGTACACCCCAGACTTCGTGTACGAAAGAGGAGACAGGTCTTACCTCATTGAGTGCAAAGGATACTTTAGAGCAGGAGATACACAAAAGTATAAAGCGATCTCTAGGTCGATTCCGTGGACGCAAGAACTCATATTTGTCTTGATGAAGCCTAATCAGAAAGTGAGTAAAAGTACCAAACTTACTATGGCAGAATGGTGTGACAAACATAACATTCTATGGTATACTATAGATACACTAAAGGAGTTGGTTGATTATGTCTCTGACACTAGAAGAAATTAAGGAGCGTCTGTTGCGATTCTACGATCCTGACGACCTTCTTGAATCTCTACAGATTACTTCAGAAGAAATCTTGGACAGGTTTGAAGACAAACTAATCAACAGGCTAGAGAAGTTTGAAGATGACCTAGAGGAGGAAGACTATGAGTATTGATACAGCAAAGCCAGACGAGTGGGACAAGCTATCTAAAACTACTTATGGTAAGCTGTACCACCCTCAGGATAATCACAACCCAGTGACGCAGCCTGACCACTACAACAGGGGAGCTATAGAGGCAATAGAAGCAATCAAGGCGTCTATGCACCCACAGGAGTACAAGGGCTACCTCAAAGGGAACTGTTTGAAGTACCTGTGGAGGTACGAGTACAAGAATGGGATAGAGGACTTACGTAAGGCTAGGGTGTACCTAGAGTGGTTAATCAAAGAGGTGGCTTTATGAGTGCTATCTTTGATCTAGAACAGCAGATGTTAGACTTCGCAAACGTCACTAAGGACATCGACCTAGTGACTAGATACTTCCTAGACTCAGCAGAGTGGAATGACCACATCAGCCCGAAGGCGACTGACGCAATGATTAACAAGTACTTTGCCATCAAGGAACTGTACGAGATCAAGTTTGATGAGATGTGGGAAACCTTTGACCAAGTGTGCAAGGAGTATCACAAGAGAGGTAAAAATGAAGGTAGTTGAAGGTAACTTCGGTAAAGAAAAGGAAGAGGAGATAAGTGCATCAGAGTTTTTGTCTCTGTTTGCTGTTAAGGCAATGCAACAGGAGGAGGAAGGCAAGAACGTAAGGTGTGCAGTAATCATGTACGAAGACAGAGAAGTGTTTGAAGTTGCGTCTAACCAACAGTACCCAGAAGGTGTGCATATGTTACTACAGATGGCAGCACAAGCAATACTCAATGAGACACTAGGAGTAACAGAATGAAGATCAGCGACGTAACAATACGCAACGCAAACAACGGATTCATACTTGAGTGGTACGATGACGATAGTAGAATTATGATCTACGAAACGATGGATGAACTCGTTGCTAAAATCCGTGAACTACTGGAGGACTAATGGACGCATATCAACAATACATACACAAGTCACGGTACGCTAGGTACTTACCACTTGAAAAGCGCCGTGAGACTTGGGAAGAAACAGTAAACCGCTACGTCAACTACTGGGTAGATCGTGCTGACCTTAACGACTTTGAAGTGTCAGAGATATTCAAGACCATACACGATCTAGATGTCATGCCTTCGATGCGAGCACTGATGACAGCAGGTGAAGCCCTCGACCGTGACAACGTAGCTGGATTCAACTGTAGTTACTTACCTATAGATCACCCCAAAGCGTTTGACGAAATGATGTACGTGCTCATGTGCGGCACAGGCGTAGGGTTCAGTGTCGAGCGTCAATACATCTCAAAGCTGCCAGAAGTTGCAGAGGAGTTCCATGAAACAGACACAGTTATTAATGTTGCAGATTCGAAAGTCGGATGGGCGAAATCGTTTAGGGAGTTGGTATCACTGTTGTACTCAGGTCAAATTCCCAGATGGGACGTCAGCAGAGTACGACCTGCAGGTGCCCCGCTTAAAACTTTCGGAGGTCGTGCAAGTGGTCCAGAACCTCTGCTCGACTTATTCAGATTCACAGTGGAACTCTTTCGGGAAGCTGCTGGAAGAAAACTTACATCCATTGAGTGTCACGATCTTTGCTGCAAGATTGCACAAATCGTAGTAGTTGGTGGTGTGCGTAGGTCAGCGTTGATTAGCCTAAGTAATCTTACTGATGACCGCATACGGCGTTGTAAGTCAGGACAGTGGTGGGTAGATAATCCACAGCGTGGTCTAGCGAACAACAGTGCTTGCTACACAGAGAAGCCTGACTTCCCAGCCTTTTTAGATGAGTGGAAAAGTTTATATGAGTCCTACTCAGGAGAACGAGGAGTGTTCAGCAGAGTTGCTAGTCAAAAGCAAGCTGCAAAGAACGACCGAAGAGATGCTACCTATGATTTTGGAACTAATCCGTGTTCAGAAATCATCCTCAGACCGTACCAGTTCTGTAATCTATCGGAAGTTGTTGTCAGGCCA